AATAGAGGTTATATATGTTTACTCAAACAAAAATAAATGAAAATTACCTACCAGAGCATAATATGCTTGGCTTGGTGGATAATTTATATACAGATTTTATCGAACCGGTTCTAGATGGCATTCTCACCGGTGATTTTCTAGCCAAGTGGGAAAATACACCACTTAATTTTCAATCTGGTACTCTCGAGAGATGTAGTTATAATACATACAAAGCAATAAAAGAAAAAAAAAGCAAGTATACACCCGAAGATGACTCAAATGTATTTCAATTTGATGATTTTAATTCAATTGAATCAATTGACCGCAATACCAAATCGACTATTTCAGTTCGAGATACTTTACTTCAAGTCGTTAATGTACTAAATGTAGTAAATGACAGTACCACTTTGAGCTTATCCAATAGACCATTGCATTATAAAAAATATAAAGGTCATGATGGGTTCATGGGGTGGCACACTAACTCTGATAATCCTGGAGATAGATGGTATTTAGTATATAATACCAATGAAGATAGTTCATTCTTTAGATACATAGATCCCAAAACAGAAGAAATGGTGACTAAGTGGGAGCCAAAGGGATGGAGTTTAAATCATTTTGTACTCGGAGACTTCAGCAAGCCGCTGTGGCATTGTTGCTATACTAAAAATAATAGATTTTCATTTGGTGTACGAGATGTAGGTCCAATTTTAAACAAGCACAAATGGAAAGACGTTACTGTAGGACATTCCACAGTTAAAAATAAAGAAGAAGATGTGCGGATGGATGGGTATATAAAAACACTGATAGCAGGCTGCAGAATAGCACAAGACAAAGGGGTCTACACATTAGAAGAAGCCAGGTCCATTATGAATTCTATAGAGTGGCTAGCTAAAGCTAAGGACAGGGGCCTTTTCTATTAATCACTAAAAAGGGATAGTCAATATATCTCCTTTTTTGTTTACAACAGTATATTTATAGATAACAATCATGAGCAAATTTAATTACATATATGAAGACCCCACCAATAATGCTAGTGGAAGTACACCATACTCAATCTATGATAATGATCAAACGTTTCAAGATGACAGCTTAACTGTTACCAAGTGGGTGGCTAGAAGACTGGGACATCCTGTATTGCAATTGGAAATATTCAGTGGAAGTATATTTGCATGCTTTGAAGAAGCCATTTCAGAATATTCTCTTCACATTAACAATTATAATATGAAGAACTGGTTATGGGATCATTATGGATCTTCCAATAAACAAAGCGGTTCCGTATACTCTCAAACAGGCAGTAACGAACCAGTATCACCGGGATTAGGAACATCTATTGTACTCAGTGAGGCTTATGGAACATATGCTGGTGTTGGTGGAGATACAGATCTCAAGAGTGGTTCTGTAGACTTAATATCAGGCAAACAAGAGTATGATTTACAAACATGGGCAGAGGCTTCTGAGAGTAATAAAAGACTTGAAGTTCAAATGGTATACAATCAAGGACCAGCTGCTATAACACGTTTTTATGATCCATTTGCAGGGTCATTTGAGCAGAGAAATATGTTAGATTCGTTTGGGATGGGTAATGCAGCTCCTGCAGCTCAGTATGTTATGAGACCAGTTAGTTATGACATAGCACGAGCTATGGCAATAGAAACTAACGATAAAATTAGAAAATCAGCTTACTCATTCAATATAGTTAATAATAAATTAAAAATTTTTCCAAGACCAACCAGCACAGATACCGGTGACAAAGTATGGTTTGAATATTATGTTCGAGATGATGTAAGATCTACAAGTAATTCATTTACACAAGGCACAACATCAGATCCAAGTAATGCACCTTATAAGTTTTTACCATATAAAGAAATAAATTCATCGGGTAGACAGTGGATTCGTAAGTATTGTCTGGCTCTATCAAAAGAGTTATTAGGAATAATACGAAGTAAATATGCATCTTTACCGCTACCAGGAGGTGAAGTATCTTTAGATGGTGATTCCCTCAAGGCTGAAGGTAGAGAAGAAAAAGACCAAATGCTAACAGAATTAAAAGAATTTTTAGATAGTGTATCTCTATCCGAAAAGGCTCAAAGAGAAGCTGAAGTGGCCCAAGCCAATCAAACTGTACTCAGTAGAGGTCCATTAGAGATATTTATAGGATAGATCATGGCAGCATTTTCTCCATTTTTTATACCTCAAAAAGAAGTTGAATTATTTGATGCTCTCAACGAAGAACTCATTGATGATATACTTGGTCAGTATGTTGATATATACAAGATTTCTTTGGATGATACAAAAGCTAACATATACGGTGAAGCTGGAACTAAATATTATCAAACTGGATTTAGAGTGAATTGTTTAATATCCTGGGAAGAGCCAGTATTCCAACAATTGGAAGCAGGACCTGATTTGGATACAAACGTGGAATTGTACTTTCATAGAAATACACTAGCAGAGGCAGGTTTTGCACCTGAAGTTGGAGATGTGTGTGATTGGAATGATTTTTATTGGGAAATCAATTCAGTAACTGAACCTCAATTGATAGGAGGTCATCAAGCTTTCAAGCATATGATAAAAGTAATAGCTAATCGATCAAGACTTTCTAATTTACAGATTGAAGAGAGACCAAGATAGCATGGCAGTTTTACCTTTGAGTAGTAGATTAATAATTAGTAATACAAGAACTAAAACTATTTCACGACCAATTGTAGAAGAGCCAATAGAAAATATTTATGGAGATCAACCTCCAAGAGATAATATAGATGTGTCTGAATTAGCCAATATGATAGCTGGTAAATTGTCTGTGGGAAAACAATCAATACAATCCCAACAGAACTTACCAATAGAGGTTGATATTAAGAGAGCAATATCTATAGGAAAGTTGGATAAAGATGCAGTGAAGTCTGAAACTCAAATAGGAACAGTTAAGACAAAGGCTCAGCAACTTAGAGCGTTGAGGAACAAAAGTGGCAATTAAACCAATAACTAACAAACAATCTACCAACAGACAGACTATAAATAGAGCCAGTCAAAAGTCATTCAAGACAAATGCCACAGGTAATGAAAGAACGTCAGTCAATCCAGGAAATAATTTTGGTAAGGGCCATAGTGTTACTCTCAAAGATATAGACACTAGTGTGATAAGTCATGTAAAAAACATAATGAAACCCAGAGTGTTAGATTCTGGAGAATATGTAAAGGTACCTGTGCTGTACGGTAATGAAGAAAGATGGAAATCTCTTAGAAGTAATGGAGTCTTGAGAGATAGAAATAATTCTTTAATTTTACCCGTAATGGTGTTGAGAAGGACTGATGTATCATTTAATCCAGACATGCCACTATCTTTTGATCATGACATCAAGGGTGAATTCATTAAGGTAGAGAGGTCATCCAAATGGTCTAAAAAGAACAGATACGATAGGTTTTCCATTCAAACCGGAGCAGCTCCCATCACACAGACTATAGTAACCGGCATGCCGGATTTTGTTGTATGTAATTATAGTATAGTTATAATGACAGCATTTATGGAGCAAATGAATGTAGTCACGGAAGTATTTTTAGAACATTTAGAAACTTACTTTGGAGACTCTGAACAATATAAATTTTTATCTAGCTTGGAAGGTGGTATTACAGATGCTACCGAGATGACAGCTAATGGTGAACGCATCGTTAAGAATGAATTTACTATGGCTGTAAAAGCATACGTGATACCAGAGTTCACTTCAAACGTATTGGGTACAACCGCAGAAATATCAAAGGAATTCTCTCAGAGAAAAGTTGTGTTTGGATTTGAGGGAGATGCTACGGATTATCAAGTCAAATAGATGGTTTGGTAATTCATACCTATATATATATGAAACAACTAAGAGGTTTTAAATGTCACAAGAAGTAAAATTTTCAAAACAAGAGCTAGAAAGAGTCAAATCCTTACAAGACGAATATCTATCAGTACAGTTGGGTTATGGTCAGGTTCATGTGGCGGAAATGCAATTGAATGAACAGCTTGATACATTATTGGACACTCGAGAAGAGTTAAACAAAAAACTCAAGAATGTTCGCGAAGCTGAGCAAAATTTTATTAAAGAAATAAATGATAAGTATGGTGATGGTGTATTGAACCCTGAAACGGGTATCTTCACTCAGAACAAAAGTCAAGACGGTTAAATTAAACTGTCTGTTTATATACCAGTAGTCCTACTTATATTTGATATCACTATACCCTTATACCCAAAGAATTCTATGGAGAAGTTAAATGCCCTCAAGTGAAAAAGTAGTAAGTCCCGGTGTTTTTACCAACGAGATTGATCAGTCGTTTTTACCATCAGCCGTTGGAGACATTGGTGCAGCCCTTATAGGTCCCACAGTAAAAGGTGTGGCCAACATTCCAACAGTCGTTGGATCTTACAGTGAATATGTACAACGTTTTGGAGATTCCTTTATAAGTGGAAGTGATCCATTGACGTACATGACATCTCTGACTGCAAGAGAATATTTAAAGAATGGTACAGCCCTTACGGTTGTGAGAGTGTTAGCTGGTGGAGTCACCACTGCTAGATCACTTGTACCTAACGAAGATTATCAACATCCAGTATTCTCCGATAATGGAGCGTCAGGGATTGCTGATAGTGGACAGATAGAACCATTTGTGGAAGCATCCTCGTCCATTATACTGCACACGCTGGCTCATGGAGCAGAGCAGAATAATAATATAATAGGCTTCAATGGAGCAGAACCATCCTTATCAGGATCCGCAGCCGCAACACCAGGAGGTCCTGGAGTAGATCATACAGTTTTAAGAGAGAATAAAGTATTGATCAGTGGTTCAAAAGACAATTTAAGATATGAAGTAACAGCAAGGAACCCAAAGAAAGGTACCTTTAGTATAGCAATCAGAGCTGGTAATGATTCAGAGAAACGCAAGTCAGCGTTGGAGTCATTTACAAACGTCAGTTTAGATCCATTCCAATCAAACTACGTAGCTAAAGTAATTGGAGATCAAAGTTTTACACTCAAGGGTAGTGGAACAAACGATCCATACATTCAAGCTAGTGGTTCTTATCCAAATAAATCAAAGTACGTTAGGGTCGAGGTTCTCAAGCAGACTCCAAGATATCTTGATGATAATGGTAACATAAGGTTGACCAATTCAGGGTCCATACCTATTCTAATGAGTGGATCATTCTTTGGAGGTTCTTCAGGAGCAGCAGGTTTCAACGCTTTAGGTGATACTGCAGGAACTGTTGACCCAGCAGGTGGATATGCATTTTACGATAAGATATCTGATGCAAATTCACAGGGTTTCAATCTAAACTCTGCAGGAGATGGTCAGACCGCATATGAAGATGCAATCAATCTACTAGGTAATCAAGATGAGTATGACATTAATCTTGTATTACTACCTGGAGTCATTGATGCAGGAACTGGTGGATCAAAACTTCTCACTAAGGCCATTGACATGGCAGAAGACAGAGGTGATTGTTTTGTAGTAGCAGATCCAGTATTCTTTGATAGTGCAGTAGGAACTGTAACTACAGAAGCGGAGACTAGAGACTCTAGCTATGCAGCAATGTACTGGCC